CCGACTTCCCGATGGACGGCGACACCCGCCGCCGCATCATCCAGTACGCCACCCGCAATGCGATGGCGCACGCCGACAGCCGCCGGGACCGGCTGTCACGTCTGGCGGCAGCGAATGGTTGACCGCCGCACAGATCCCAAGCGCACGTTCCGGTCCACCATGCGTGCCGCCCTATCAGAATCGTATGGCACGGCGGCAGGTGACGAGGCGCTACGCACAGCGTGGACGCAGACGCTGCAGGCCACCGAAACGACCCGCTACGAATCTGCCCGCACTGCCGGTGAGGGTGCGAAGCTGCGGGTCCGCAAGGTGTGGTTCACGCAGGGCGACAGCCGGGTACGCCCGGCGCATGGCAGGGCCAACGGCCAGTCCCGTTTCGTGTCGCACCGCGGGTGGGGAGGCAAGCCGGGGAAGTTCCTGGTGGGCGGTGAGCGGCTGCGCCACCCCCGCGACCCGGTGGGTTCGCCCGGCAACGTCATCAACTGCCGGTGCTTCCTGGAGTACCGCAAAGTGCGTGCCAGCTAGTTGCGCGTGATAGGCTGCCGCCTATACCCCCCCGCTAGGAGGGCCGACCCGTGGAACATGAATTCAAAGCTGTGCAGGCTACCGGCGTGAAGTTCGATGAAGCCAAGGGCACCGTGGAGGCCGTCATCGCCACCCTGGGTGTCATAGACAAGGACGGCGACGTGACGCTGCCAGGCTTCTTCGGTGAGCAGGAGGTGGCAGTGGCATGGGCGCATGACCGCTCGCAGCTCATCGGCAAGGGCCGCATCTACGAGGACGGCGACGAGGCCAAGTTCGATGGCGCGTTCTTCATGGACACCATTGAGGGCCGCGAGAAGTTCCTCACCACCAAGGCCATGGGCGGCCTGCAGGAGTGGTCGTACGGGTTCCGCCTCAAGGAGGGCGGCTACTCGTTCGGTGAGCAGGACAGCCGCCAGGTGCGGTTCCTGCAGCCCCACCCGTCCGAGGGCACCCCCGGTGTCGACGTCGATGAAGTTTCCCCCGTACTCGTGGGGGCAGGTGAGGGCACACGCACCCTCGCCATGAAGTCCGATGGCCTCCGGTTCGTGGACCAGGCCGAACAGGTCGCCGTGGCAGCCGAACTACTGGCAGCCCGCGCCGACCAGATCAAGACGCTCCGTGCCGCCGACGGCAAGGAGCTGGGAGCCGAAGCCGTGGCAAGGCTCCTGGAAGTGAAGACCAGGCTGGAGCAGGTAGCGGAGATGTTCGGCACCATGGCCGACACGCCACCCCCGGCCGACGACCACACCGCCGACTTCCTGCAGGTCCGCAGCCACCTGGCCGCGGCACAGGAGATGGCGGGACGGAGGTAACCCCACCCATGGCGAAGTTGAAACTGAAAGAACTGACCGAGAAGCTGCAGGAGAAGTCCGACGCCCTGGCCACCGTGTTCGAGGAAGCCACCGACGCCTACGACATGGACCTCGTGAAGTCCATCGAGGGCGACGACGTGCAGACCAGCGAGCAGAAGGTCGCCTGGATTCAGAAGCAGGACGAGGAAATCACCGAGCTGACCGCCGAGGTGCGTGAAGCCAAGGCGCTGGACACCGCCCGGCAGGGCAACGAGAAGCTGGCCAGCATCCTCGACCTCATCGACCAGCCCGCCAACCAGATCGAGCACCCGGCCGACCCCGCCGGGCTCATCCACCAGGCCAAGGGGTTCGGTGACCTGTTCTTCAAGGGCTTCGACCCTGAGCACAAGAGCAAGGCATTCGAGCTGGACGGCTTCGAGGCCAAGACGCTGTTCGAAACCACCGCAGGGTGGGCACCCGAATCGTTGCGTACCGGCCGCGTCGTTGAGTACGCCGTGTCGCCCGTCCGCATCCTCGACATCATCCCCACCGGCACCACCGACAGCGCCGCCGTCGTGTACATGGAGGAAACCACGTACACGCAGTCCGCTGCGGAGACAGCCGAGGGTGGGCAGTACCCCGAGTCGGCATTCGAACTGACGGAGCAGACCAGCACCGTCCGGAAGATCGCCCACTTCATCCCCGTCACGGATGAGCAGCTCGAGGACGAGGCACAGGCCAGCGGCTACCTGGACCGGAACCTCAGGAAGGGCCTCACCGAGCGCCTGGCGCTGCAGGTGCTGGTCGGTAACGGCACAGCGCCGAACATCTCCGGCATCCTCGACAGGGCCGGAATCCAGACGCAGGCGAAGGGCACCGACCCGGTACCGGATGCCATCCACAAGGCGATGACGAAGGTGCGTGTCACCGGCGCCGCCGAGCCGAACGCTGTGGTGCTGCACCCGAACGACTGGCAGGACATCAGGCTCCTGCGCACCACCGACGGCATCTACATCTGGGGCTCGCCCTCAGAGGTGGGCCCGGCCATGGTGTGGGGCCTCCCCGTCGTGCAGGAGACAAGGCTGACGGAGAACACCGGCCTGGTCGGTGACTTCGACTACAGCGAGCTGGCGTTCAAGCGCGGCGTCGAGGTGAAGGTATCCGACTCCCACTCGGACTACTTCATCAAGGGCAAGCAGGCCATCCGTGCCGACGTGCGTGTCGCCTTCCAGGTGTACCGACCGGCTGCGTTCGCAACCGTCACGGGCATCTAGGGCAGCCGTTGGGAGCGGTGGGCCTGGTACCGGTTAGCTCCGCCAGGCCCACCGCCCCGACACAACACTGGAGGTACAGATGCCAATCATCACAGGAGGCGTGCAGATCGCTGGCGGCGAGCCCGTCATCGGTACCGGCTCAATCAACCCACTCACCACCTACGGGGTACCCGTGGACGGCGTCGCTGGCGTCGCATCACAGGGCACCCTCACCATCGCAGAGCCCGTCACCGATGGCGACGAGTTCACAATCGACACGACGGTGTACACGCTGAAGACCACACCGGCAGCCGCCTACGACATTGCCATCGGGGCAGACGAGGCAGCCACCAAGGTCAACATCGTGGCCGCCATCAACGTCAGTGGCACCGCTGGCGTCGAGTACTTCGCAGGCACCCTGCCGCACCCGACCGTTTCGGCCGCGGCGTTCGTAGGTGATGCCTGCGTGCTCACAGCCGACGCCATCGGCACCGCAGGCGACGCCATCGTGACAGCGGAGACGGGGCAGGGCTTCACCCACGTCAGCAACGTGTTCGACGGTGCCACGCTCGGCACCACCACGGCGGGCGTCGATGAGGTCGGGTCCTACATCAACCAGATCGCCGCAGGCGGGTTCGTGTACGACCTGACGAACGACGATATGTACGAGAACACCGGGACGACGGCGCTGCCGGTGTACGGCAAGATCGACGCATAGCCGAAGGAGGGACGCATGGGGAAGACCATCATCGCCGCCACTGACCTATACCTGAACGCGGACAAGTCGACCGCGGTTCTAGAGGGGCCTGACGCTGCGTTCCTCCTGAGGCGACGCGGCGGCGCGGTGGCAGCCGAGTGGCTGCACCTGGTAGGCGACGACGGCTACCCGCTCGGGCACAGCGCCAAGCCTGCAGCCCGGCCGAAGCCGAAGAAGAAGCCCGCAGCGAAGCCCGCCGCCCGCAAGGGCCGGGCACGTGCCGCTGGCACCAAGGAAGTGAAACCGAAAGACGACAAGTAGGATGGGTGCCCTCACCTACCAGACCCCGCTACGCCTAGGAGGCATTGACAAATGAGTGGATTCACCGACGCAGAAGAAGTCGACATCTTGGAGGACTGGTTCTCCGGTACGGCCCGGCCGAACACGCCGAGCCACATCAGCCTGTTCACCGTCGACCCCGCCGACGACGGCACCGGCGGCACCGAGGTGTCGGGCGGCGCATACGCCCGTGAGGCGTTCGTGGCGAACGGCACCAACTGGGGCGGCGCCTCAGGGGGCGCACCGTCCACCATCGCGAACCTCGTCGCCGTCGTGTTCACCGAGGCGTCGGCCTCGTGGGGCACCATCGTCGGGTGGGGCTACCACGACGCAGTATCGGGCGGGAACCTCCTGTTCTACGCCGAGCTGGGGACGGACAAGGCCGTCGACTCGGGCGACACGGCACGCCTCGCGATTGGCGATATGGTCGCGAAGCTAGGTGACCCCGGCGACACCTACACCTAGACCCCGGCAGGGCAGCGGAGCGGAGTGGGGCCGGTGTCGTACATGGCACCGGCCCCACCTACAACGGGAGGCGGTGAGGCGTGGCGACGAGCATCAGTACCAGTTACGAACCACCGGAACTGCACTTCGGCCACCTCCTGTACGTGGAGGACGAAACCGATGCGGCAGAGATCTTCGCCCTCGGTGTCAACACCACCACGAAGGACACCCTGGGAATGTTCCGCTCCGTCGATG